TAATTCCAGAGGTGCTTAAATGCCTACCTATTCTGCGCCACTGCTCGCCCACATCACTACGGCGGCGTTGGACTACTGGATGAACAAAGGGACCGCCTTCCAGGAGGCGATCCAGGAGAAGCCGCTACTGGCGGCGATGGAATCCAAGAAAAAGACCTTCCCCGGGGGTAAGGGCAATATCATCATTTCAGTGAAGGGGGATTTCGGAAATACGGCCGCCCCTGGCACTGACGACCAGCTCAAGGGCTACCAGCTCGACGACGCGGTCACTTACTACACCCCGGCCAACCTGACCCAAGCTGTGTTTCCTTGGAAGGAAATGCACATCGGCATCATGCTCACGCACAGTGAGCTGAAGACCGATGGCATCAGCGTCTCCGACTCCGGCAACATGGACGACGTCAACGAGCACTCCGGCCGCGACGACACCGTCCTGGTTGGGCTGTTGCAGGATGCATTGCAGGATGTCAGCGAGCAGTACGCCCGCTGCATGAACAACCTGCTGTGGACCAACGGCGCCACTGATGCCAAAGCTTTAGCCGGCATGGCGGCGCTGGTCACCGATGATCCGAGCACAGGTATTGTGGCCGGCATCAACCGGGCGCAGAAGCCATGGTGGAGAAACCGCGCCTATACCGCGGCAATGGGAACGGCAGTCGGCACCACGCCGGCGCTGTCAGCCTGGGGCGGCGGTCCGATTACATCCAACGCCGCCAACGGCGGCGCGCTGATCACCCTGCTGCAGAAAGAGTATCGCCAGTTGACCCGGTACGGCGCCAAGCCAAACACGGGGTTCTGCGGTTCCGACTGGCTTGCCGCCCTGGAAGCAGAGCTGCGCGCCAACGGTAACTACAGCATGCAGGGCTTCTCTGGCGCCAAGGACGTCAGTGTCGGGCAAATTTCCTATGCCGGCACCGACTTCGAATACGACCCGACACTGGACCAGCTCGGCAAGAGCAAGCGTTGCTACTGGTACGATTCCAGGGACATCTACCTGGTCGCCATGCAGGACGAGTGGCGCCACCAGCACTCGCCCGATCGCGCACCTGACAAGTACGTGATCTATCGATCACTCACTTCGACCGGACAACTCTGTGCGCGGCGCCTCAACGGCGCTGTCGTCATGGACATTGTCTGATCGCAGCGCGGGACCGGAGTGCGGGGAGCGGACACTCTTAGCACTCCGGTTCTAATTCCATAGGGAGACGAGATGGCGAAGCAGATCCAATACTGCGCCTGCAAGATCAATCTTGCCGGCCAGAACTGTCACACTGTGATTTACGGCGCGCACAACCCGGTGACATGGCCGGAGATACAAGTGCTCCAGGCCTTGCATGGCGACGAGAACGTCATGGACATAATGCCGATCGGAATAGGCGAAGTGTGGCCGACCGAGGAGAAGAACCGGCTGATGTCGATCTACGGTCGGCAAGTGGTCGAGGCGTGCTTCCCGGGGCGGGCATTCCGCATGGACTACATGATGACCGACGAGGTGAACCTGCCGCGCTATGAGGGCGGCGCCATCTCCACCAAGGTTGCGCCAGCGATCACCAACGGCAACGGCGACGACGAGGACGACGACGGCGAGGATGAAGTCGCCAAGGCAGGAACCCAACTCGAGCCAATCTTCCGCCCGGCCCGCGGCCGGCGGACACCGCCGCCACCGGAGCATAAGGACGCCGGCTAGTGCCATTGGGGGTCACGCTGCTGGAGCTGCGCCGTGAGCTGCGTGCCGAGACTGGCGCGTCGCTCAACCCTGCCCAGGGGATCCAGGCGCAGGACACGATCGACATACTGTTGGCCCGGCAGCAGCGCGAGCTATGGGACGCCTACAACTGGCAGCACCTGAAGATCTGGACCGACTTGCCGCTGGTCGGCGGCCAGGCGGTCTATTCCTACCCAAAGGAAATGACGTTCGACCAAATCGCCAGGGTCTATATCTCGCAAGTCACCCGCGCCGACGTCATGGATCCGCAGAAGATCACTGCAGCGACCTCATGGTCGCCGCTGACCTACGGCATCAAGGCGCACATGATGCACCTGGGGCCGACCAGCTACGGCACGCCGGTGCGCTGGAGCAACGTCGCCTCGGTCAATATCGCCGGACCTACTCCGATCACCAACCCGGTCGGCCAGTTCCAATTGCTGCCGGTGCCAGTCGACGACGTCACGCATCCGCAGCTCGGCTACATGCTGCGGTTCGAAGGCCAGGCGCCGCTGTCGCCGCTGATTGCGCCGACTGACACATGCGTGTTGGATTCCAAGATCATTGTGCTGTTCGCCGCTGCCGAGATGCTGGCCACCCAGAAGAGTGAAGCCGCGCCGATGAAGCTGACCAAGGCGCAGAACGCGCTGCGGCGGGTGCTCGCCGACCAGGGGGCGGACAAGCGGCAGAACTACAACATGGGCGGCAACCAGCGCGGCGGCTTCGATCCCGACAAGAGTACGCGCCACGTCCGCTATCTCGACTACATCCCGAACTGATGGAGGGAGTAGTTGCCCTACTTCACCATCACCGACTTCGCTGCCGGGTTGGATCTACGGCGCAGTGAGTTGACCGCGCCAGCGGGAACGCTGCGCCGCATGACCAACGCCCACGTCACGCCGGGCGGCGAGATCGAGAAGCGGATGGCATTCGTGCCGTTCTGGACGGTCGACGCCGCCAGCCGCGGATTGGTCGAGGTCAACCAGAAGCTCTACACCTTCGGCCCGAACGGCCCATACAAGGTCGAGCCGCCGAGCGGCACTTGGTCGATCGGCGTGCTCGGCCAGCAGACCACCACCATCTACGAGATTGTCGACTACGACCTGTTCGACAACAAAGTATTCGTGATCCTGTGGAAGGACGCCGCCGGCAATGTCGGCCGCTATTACGACGGCCTCGACCTGCCGCTGGCACGCGGCTTCTACTGCCGCACCTACAAGAACAAGATGTACACGGTCGAGCACAGCATCTTGTACTTCTCGGCGATCGGTAACGCCGGCGACTGGTCCGGCATGGCGCCGCCGGCGCCGACCAACTTCATCGACCTGTCGATGGGCGACAGCGACATGACCGATAGTGTCGCCTTAGAGGTCTACTACGACAAGCTGGCGATCTTTTCATCGACCGCGGTGCAGCTGTGGATCATGGATCCAGACTTTACCAAGAACCAGTATGTGCAGACCCTGCGCCAGGCCGGCACCACGGCGTGGCGCTCGGTGATGCAGTACGGCTCCGGCGACGTGATGTACCTGTCGCAGTCCGGTGTCAGATCGCTGCGCGCCAGGAACTCTTCGCTGGCGGCGGCCGTGTCCGACATCGGCTCGCCACTGGATCCATTGATGCAGGATCTGTTCCGTGCCATGGGGCCGGACTGGATGAGCGGCACGATCGCATTGCTGCAGCCGGTCACCGGAAGGTTCTGGATCATCATGGCGGGATCCAAGGCCGATGAAGCTTCGCCAATGACATCGAAGATCTACGTGCTGTCGGCGTTTCCTGGTCCTAAGATTACAGCCTGGTCGGAGTATGACGCCGGCTTTGTTATAACCGCCGCGTGTCTGCACCAGAACCGGGTGGTGGTGCGCGACGACAACAACACCGTCTACGCCTACGGCGGCACCTCCGATGTCGGTCCGGTGTACGACGACTGCCCGGTCGAGCTGATCTTTCCATTCCACGCCGGCGAGGGCGTCGCCACTTTCAAGGGCTTCACCGCGCTCGACGCCACCTGTTCTGGCGTGCCGTGGCAGGTGTCGGCCGCGTTCAACGTGGCCGACCCCACGATCGAGGACGTCATCGGCGAGTTCAACGGACCGTCGTTCCCGCAGGGTAAGATCCAGCTATTCGGCCACGCCACGCACATGTCGCTGCGGCTGCGGTCGCAGGAGCTGGGACCGCAAACCCTGTCCAACATGGTGGTGCATTACGCAGGGGCCGAGACCGGATGATCGAGATCGCCCAGGCCGACGTCGGCATAATCCGGCATGTGCTGCAGCACATGCGCGAGGAAGATGCAGCCGAGATGACCGCGGCCGGCACCGACATGGAGCGGCTGCCAGGATTGATCATGCGGCACAAGCTGTTTGCGTACTGCGCCTGGAGCCTCGACCGCGGCCCGATCTCGGTGTGGGGTGCGGTGCTAAAACGCCAGGGCGTGGCCGCCGGCTTCGCCTTCGGCACTGACGACTGGGGCCGCGCCGTGTTACCAATGATGCGGCAGATCCGTGGTTTCGTTCTACCGATGTTGGTCGACCTCGGAATACACCGCGTCGATGCGGTGGCACTACGCCACCGAGATGATGTCCGCAGATTCATGAGTCTAATTGGCGCCAGGGCCGAGGGCGTGTTGTCCGGCTATGGCATCGAGGGTGAGGACTTCATTTCGTACAGGTGGCTGGCTGATGAATATAGCTGTGACCGAACTACCAAAGCCCAAGCGTTCTGTGCGCACACCGCACATTAACGTCCGCATGGCCGAGGCTAGTGATGCCAAGCAACTGGCCGTCTTCCTCGGCGAGTTCTTCCATCTGTCAGGCTGGGCCAAGCACCTGAAATATCACCAGGAGAAAACCGAACGCTACCTAGAGAACGCGGTCGGCACCCAGTTCGCCATGTACGTCATCGCGCTGGATACGCTGGACAACAACAAGCTGGTCGGCGTCTGCAGCTACCATGTGTTCGAGGTGTTCTCCGAACCGATGGGAGTAATGGACGAGACCTACACCATCCCGAAGTACCAGCGCACCGACCTCGGCCGGCGCCTAGTCGACATGGTGATCACGCTGGCGCGCCGCGACGGCTGCAAGGTGATCAACTTCCCGATCTGCTCCGGCATGCCGGAGCAGAACTCGTTAATGAACATGATCGGCCGGCACTTCGGTGGCGAGCCGGTCGGCATGATTTTCACGGTGGTGCTGTAATGGGTGGCAAGGGCAAAGGCGGCGCGCCGCCCGGCGGCTCGGCCATCACCTGGGGGCCAGTAGCACGATCGGCCGGCTGGGGTTGGGATCCGCCGAGCGGATTGATCGACGAGCACCAGGCGCCGTTCGAAGCCGGCGTGCCGCAGTCCATACCCGAGCCTGCGGCCGCGGCAGGGCCGGCCGCATCAGCTGCACCGGACGCGCAGGCTACCGGCGGCGATAGTGGCAGCATCACCACCACACAGGACACTGGCGAGAAGCTCGCCCAGACGGTTACGGCGCCGTCGATGTGGACTGACCGACTGAAAGCCCAGAGCCTCAACGGCTCCGGCAGCATGCACACAACCGGACAGGTGTAACCATGCCTTGGAACGACATCGGCGGCGGCTACCACTGGGGCTCCGAGCCGGGCTGGGCGGCGGTACCGGAGCCGCCGGCAGCGGCACCGCCACCGCTGAACCTACCGATGGCGCCGGCACAGATGGCACCACCGGCCGCACCAGTGGCGCCGCCAGTGGCGCCGGCCGGTCCCGCGGCGCCGGTCGAGCCACTAGGCCCAGCGATCTCACCCGGCGGGCCGATCATCAGCAAGCTGCAGCCCGGCGGCGGCCCGCCGCAGTCAACCGGCGCCCTGCTGGCTGGAACTCTGTTACCGCCACCGTCGATCTGGGCAAATCAATCGCAGCGGCCGGCAACCGCGCCGGGCAGCATCAGCACGACCAAGTAGGGGGTAGCGCATGGGCTTTAAAGTTTATGACGGCTACGGCGGCTGGCGAGATGAACCGGACATGATCTACGACGGCTATGGCGGGATGATTAGGAACCCGGCCCTGCCGCCGTCCTATGACGGCTACGGCACGTTCTGGACTGGTGGCGATCCTGACCCCATACCGGAAGCGCCCGTGGCTGCGCCCGAGGCACCGGCACCGGCACCAGTCGCGCCGCCGATCGAGGCGCCGATCGTAGCGCCCGCGGCTGCCGCGCCGGTCACACCGGCGGTCGACCCGAACGCGCCGCTCGGGCCGGCGATCTCGGCCGGCAGCCCGATCGGCACCGGCAGCAAAATAACCACCACCGGCGACAAGCTGGCAGCGACGCTGCTGGCGCCGCCGTCCAATTGGGACGCGCAAGGCAAGCAGAAGGCGTCGAACACGCAAGGCAGTCTCAGCCTAACCAAGTAGGAGTAGTCATGGGCGGCAAAGGCGGCGGCGGACAGCAGTACTACCAAGAGCCGCTCGACAAGTCGGGCAACGCAACCTTGGAAGAGGCACAGCAGACGCTCGCCAAAAAGGCGCCGCTGGACATGACCGGCTACCAGTCGAACATCAACGTCAAGAAGGCGGCTTCGGACGCCACGGCGAAAAAGCCGGAAGACACGTCGACGCCGGACAAGACCGCGCTGCCGACTGAAGCGGTATCCGGCACCGAGACCACCAAGGACAGCACCGGCAACATCGTCGCCAAGTCGGTGCTGACGCCGCCCGGCTTCTGGGCAGACTACAACAAGCAGGCGCCGGTCGATCCGAACGCGCAAGTATGAGGTGAGCACATGGGCGGTAAAGGCGGAAGCGGACCATCGAACAATCAAATGGTGCAGCTGGAGATGCAGCGCGCCCAGGAAGCTCGCGACAAAGA